TATGAATTGATTAATGGAGGGCCCATGTATGTTGGTGCAGACATATCTGGTGCAACAATTTCTAATTATAAGAACTATTCTTATAATAAAGGAGTGCTAAGATTTCCAGAGGTTTTAGCAAACAAAGTATATATTACTTTTGAACAACCAGAGTTTAAGGATGTAAGAATCAAACACGCCTACTGGACTCCTTATACGTCTTCTAATTTAAACGTAAAATGGAAAGATCAAGAAAGATTTAATCCAAAAGCTTCTGGTGTTCTTCCAGATGGAGCAAAAAATATAAAATGGAATCAAAATTTAATAGTTCCAAATTTTGAAACACCAAATTCCATAAAGGGTTCAACATCAGATACGCTAAGAGTAGATTTGTCTTATTCTTATGTAACTACAGAAAATAAAATCATTACGAATAAAGTGGAGTCAGTATATCTGAAAAGAAATTTTGAATATCTCAATGCTAAGAGGGCAGCAATTGGAATAAGAGATATCTATGTTGGAAAAGAAATGTTTACAGATTCAGCAGAAATAGTATCTAAACCTTTTTATGTGCATAAGGATGTAGATCTTGTAAGCTTAGAAGTGTCAGATGAAATTACTTCTTCCGAAGATTATTCAACATCAATTGATTACTATATAAGTGTTGATGATGGATTGAATTGGATTCAAATATCTCCACTTCAAAGAAATTTCGAAGCAGTTCCTGAAATAATTTCTTTTAATCAAAATCTTTCTTCAAATAACATTTTGCCACAGATAGCCTACTATAGCTATCCCGAAGTGCCAAACCCAATAAAAAGCATTAGGTTTAGGGCAGTTCTTAAGAAGACCAAGGGAAGTAATGTCACTCCAATTCTTGGATCATATAAAATCGGTGTAAGGTTTAGATAATATGAGTATAGAAAATATACAGAAAAAAAGATTTTTAGAAACAATAATGAAAATTTATTATTGTCTTGGATCAGAGCCAAATAGTAATGATATTTCTGTATTGTTTGGTCAGTATTTTAATGTTAATAGGATAGGAGATCCTGTTACGCTAAGATATGACGATCTTAACTTTTCTGATACAATAGATTATGAAAAGCTTAATAGAATAATGGCTACTTTATTATTTAATACAGATGTTCTTTATGAATCGTTTTATGAAGAAGTGGAACAATTATATTCTGTAATTTCTTCTTATAAATTTAGACTAGATAATCTAAAGAATAAAAGAGCAGAGGTTGAAAAAAAAGTTGATGATCACCTATTTGCTTTAAAAAACACAGATGGATTTTATTATAGTGTATCTAATGCATTTAATGATACTAACAGTACTGATTTAGATAACACTTCTGCTTTTGTTGATACAGAAATTAGAAAAGTAAGCCTTCCAAAATTAAGTTCTGATTTATTTAATTATGTTGCAAATATTCTAAACAATAGCGTTACTGTTGAATTAACAATTGTCTTTGATGGTGAAGTAAAAGAATCAAGAGGTGGTGTCAATTTTGGGAATGTATTTAGTGGATTGAATAATGATCCTTGGACTTATCAAGCAACTGATGGTAGTTTTGGATACAAATCAAACACAATAGGTTTGTGTACTTTAAAAATAACTGTCCCAGTTTCAACAGCTGTTAATAATTCGGTATCAGTAATAGAGGGAAGACTTAGGTCTAAAAAAGCGGTAGACATCTCAGTAGTTATAAGCGATGCACAAGATAGATCTAATTCGATATTAGCTTCTAAAAGTGGATTGTTGGACTATGACGTATTTTCTTTTCATTTTGATCCAAAACCAGTTGGTTTTATAGATATTTATTTAACAAAGGCAGAACCAGATTATGTGAATACTGATTCTTCGCAAAATAAAATCTATGTTTATGATTTTACAATAGATGATTTAGTTATTACTGCTCCGTATTACGACTTCTCTGCTAGATATATAAGCAATCCGATCAGTATACCTAGTGATCAAAATACATCTCTAATGATAGATGCTGTAATGCTAGAGACTAATGACCAGATCCCAAACGGATGCAATATTAACTACTATGTTGCAGTTGATAATAACTCTCCTAACGTTGAACTGTTAAATTGGTATTCAATATCACCAAGTAATTATCCTATTTCTTCAAATGAAAAAGTAATAAATTTTAATGGAGCAGCTCTAAGAGCAAAAAAAATAATTGAATCAAGTGGTGAATCCATATTGCCAACTGATAATGATTTAGTCAAAGTTCCAAGAGCAACAACTTGGAGAAATCCAATAGAAAGCTACTTCTATCAAAATGATTATAACAATATAGGATTTTCTTTGTATAGACTATGCAAAATGCCAGCAGGAGTCAACCCAATAGAAACTTATATATTAGAAAATGTTGATCAAAATCAATTAAGAGTTTCTTTTGTTAGTGGTACTTCACTTAGTCAATCTGTTTGGCAAGATGTTCTAGCCGGAAAAAGAAACGATCTTGTTCTATCACAAAGTAATATGTCCGTTCCAGATAGCCAAGACTTCCTTAGAGCAAATTTCCAATATGGTAGTATACATGTGTCAACAAATATATTTTCAGATTCTGATGTTTCAATAACAAAAAATGTTTTAAAAACAATATATGAAAATGGATTAGGCGGATCTCAGTATTGGGATGTAGAGATTTATTTGAACGGAAGATTACTCTCTAGAGTAGAGCCTGGAGTTTTAAAATCTTCTGTAACATGGAATTTTAAAAAAGGACAAAATAGTTTAGCAATCGTTATCAATAATTCCACAAATCATACCAATGGTGTTAATTCTTCATTTAACGGATCTTTGAGTCTATTTGAAGGTATATCAATTAAAAATATACCATCTATTAAAGTTTATCAAAACTATTTATATCAAGTTAAAATAGAAGATTTAAGAAATCTATATTCTAATGCGGACAATGTTTTCTCAATAATTAATTGGGAAGGAAATAAAGAAATAGTTTACAGAAGAGAAAAAGAAATAGATTCTGGAAGTATAGTTTATTATTATGAGAATCTGAATAATGGAATTACCTCCCTTAGATTAAGGGCAGATCTCTTTAGGGGACAAAACGCTTTTGCTAGTCCATCTATTAACTCTTACAGATTAAAATTTAAACACTAGGAAAATTTATGGCAAAAACATATGTAGACAAATCTAAAAGAGAAACGGTTTTTGAGCCTAATATATCAAGGCAAAGGTTACCATATAAGGGGCCAGTACCTTCAAGCATGCTCAACCTGTACTACGATCAGTTCATTGTCGACTCTGCAAGGCTGGCAAAACAAGCTGAAACATTAGAGTCTTCTTTGGCTCAAATATCTAAAGACTATTCTAATGTTTTTGAGACAGCTACTCCAGATTACTATATTGATAGCAGCATATTGGCAACTGTATATTTAAATTATACAACTTATGATAAAAACTTAAATCAATATTCTACAAACTCGGCCACACCTTACAATAATTCCATATACAATGTTAATAAACAAATGATAAATTCATCTAAAATAAGTCGTATGATCCATAAACTGAATATATTAGAGGATCTAATAGGGAAAAAGGAATAGCTTAAAGTGCCAGAATTTATATACACAGAGAAAAAAGCTCAACAATACCATGGTCCGATTTCAAGCACTGATTTTAATCAGAGAGTCGAGCAAAATTATGCCGATCTCATTTATCTATACAATAAGTATGGAGTTTTAGACAAAAAGGTATCGGAGATTATAGAAAGAGTTGTTAAAGAAAATATATATCTTTCTTCAGCAGTAAATGATTTATATGATCGAATAAGGTCACTAGAAAGCAAAAACACAAATCAGCTTTCACTGTATTCGAAGTCACAAATAGATGTAATTCCATTTTATAATACAGAATATGCGCTCAATACGGGGACACTGCTAAACTTTGATGAGTATTACAATCAGTTGACTCTCCCGAGGGTAACTGGATCTTGTTATTCAAAGATTAAGTTTGTTAATGCTATAGAAGGTCAAGTAATACCAGATTTCCTAGAGACTAGAATAGACAATAGCCTTGCTGGAGGAGACTCTTCTGGTTCGGTAATAGACAGTACTCCAGTTCAGTATGCCTTTTTAGACCAACCAGATAAGGTCTGGAGAAGAAATGTCATACTCAATGAGGTAAATCCATTAGGAGTTAGTCTTTATCTATATGTAAAGGTTCCATCTGGTTCTATGGGAACCTCTTTGTCAAACTGCATAAGACTGATGCCTTATCCAGCTAGTGGAGTTGATGTTGTAAAGGTAGAATATACAACTACCTTAAGTCCAACGCTCTCTGATAAAGATGTATACTTCCCTGTCAACCCAGGATATTATGATGGACAGTATGATGCTGTTGGCAAGGTTGCCCCAGGAGGCTGGAGTGTCCTTGGTTCTGATGTCATAAATAACGCTGGTCCTCTTAATTTCTTGTTTGAGGAAAAGAGTATCACTGCCGTCAGAATACTGCTCAGACAAAAAAACTATGTTGTTGAAAATAACAAATATGTTTATACATATGGGCTATCCAATATGGATATTAGATACGAGAAGTTTCTTCCAACAGGTAAGACTTTTATTAAATTTGATGCCCCTTCTGGAAAAACAATAAACCAAATCACGAATGTATCGCCAAAGATATATAACGTGTCACAGTCTATAGTTTCTGAGATATCTTCCTACAGGGTTTTTTACCAAGTTGGTGGAAATTATAGTACAAATTCAAATTCTGGAGCTTCAACCTGTGTTTATATAGAGCTAACAATGCTCATGCCTGACAATAAAATACCACCAGTATTGTCAGATTTGATTATTCAGGCTGATTATAACCTTTAATTCCTTGCAAAAAATGAAGAATCTTTTTACTATATAATTACAATGTTTCTATAAGGAGAGTATAATGGCAACTTTTTATGTTGGACCAAGACCAGTTTTGAAGGGTCAAAATACTAATGATATGGTCAATCCATTCAAGGGCACGGCTGGAACCTATTCCTACTATCCACTATTTAGCACTAGCCATGTTCTTGATGGCGCTCCGGATAATCATCATGTTCCTGGAACTGGTCGTCATCCTGGCAGCGTACTTCTTTCACAGCTTTTTAATGGCACTACACTCTATGTGCATCCTCTTTCTGGTGTTTTCCCAGACGGATCTGCAACATACGATGGTGCTAGATACCGCCCACTAGAGTTTAAGGGTCTTGTTGGAGCTCAGGCATTTGGTTCTGCCTTTGGTCACGAAAAGCGCACAACAGACTATAGTCTTTACAGCAACTATGTGTTTGACGGTGTAACATCTGCTAATATATTTGCTAACACAGGTCATGGTCCAAGAACAGAAGCAGAGGGTGCAGCAGCATCTTTTGGTTTGTTCAGGCCAGATGAACAAAAGGGTGTCACAAGTGCAAAAGTTTTTACAACTGGATACGGACAAGCAAATACAACTGGAGATTATGGACGCGAAAAAGTCAATGAGTGGTATGGCGTCCCCTCTTCAAAAGCTCTCTGATTATTATAAATCTCCTGTCCTCCTAGAAAAGGATAGTAGAATATCTGGAGCATATGCTTGGCTGGCACTTGTTGCAATAATAGCAACATATGATTATTACGCAATAAAATCAAAAAAAATAGAAACATTAACGAGATCTTTTTGGAGATCAACAGAAAGACCTCTCAAGAGTATTATTCCAATCGCAAGTTGGACAATATTAACAGCACACTTGCTTCTAGAAAAAAAAGTTCGAAGAAGCATCGCGGATAAAAAATAAAAGACAGCCTATGATATAATCTTCTTAGGCGAAGATCGATACTCCCGCCCTATAAATTTAGGGCGGGATTCGATTTATATAAGCAAGTTTTATATCTTTAGGTAAACATAAAGAGGATTATTCATGTCTATACAATCTATAGAAGCGTTAGCAAATAACGGAACGCTATCTTTTGATTTGGCAGAAAAGTATTTGACAATATATTTGGGAGAGGCTGACTGGAAAGAAAAGATAGGCCAACTATGGACTGTACAAAAAAAGAAACTTGCAGATGAACAAAAGGCAAAAGACTTTGTTAAAAAGTCTGTAGCTTGCGCATGCTTGTCGCCTATAATAAATAGAAATACAATTCCTGATGAAAAACACGCAATGCTTTTTTGGGTTGGAGGATGGCCTCAGTTTAATGAAAGAGACTGGTTTGAATTATTCCGCAATATAGTCAAAAAAGATTTAGAGATAGAAAAGAATAGAAAGATTGTCATGGATTTGGGAATCTTTAATCAGATTGATATATCTCCATTGACTAGGCAGGCTTATAATTGGCTATATGGGAATATGGATACTGAGTATTTTTCTTCTAAGCAGAAGAAAGATCAAGCAGCTGACAAATTAAAAAATTTAGTAAAGATTTATGGCGGTGCTGTGATATGCAATGTCTTTACTAATTACTCTTCACACATAAGCAAGGTCCTAAATTGGAGAAGTGGATATTTTATAGAAAGAGAAATACATAAGGTATATTCACTTGACCAGATACTAAAAATAAAACAAGCAGAATTAAATAAAATGAATCCAAAGTACATCAAGATTTTAGAAAGTAAATAAGGAGACTTAAAAAATGTTAGCAGAAACAACAATGCAAGAATCACCAATCCAATCAATAACACAGCAGGTAAAACAGTCTTCTATGTACTCTTTTCGCATAACTGATGAGTTCTTAGATTCATATAGAATTAAAAAGCCACCTTTTGGCAATACTGACGCTGCAGGCAACTCAGTTGGTGAGATAACATTTTTAAGAACCTATTCAAGAATTAAGGAAGATGGCACAAAAGAGAGCTGGGTTGACGTATGCGAAAGAGTAATTAACGGAATGTACTCTCTCCAAAAAGACCATTGTAAGAAAAACAGACTTCCATGGAACGACGCTAAGGCACAGGCTTCAGCAAAAGAAGCGTTTGATCGTTTGTTCAATCTTAAGTGGACACCACCAGGAAGAGGCTTATGGATGATGGGCACTCAGATCGTCAATGTGCAGAAAAACTCTGCAGCGCTACAAAACTGTGCGTTTGTAAGTACATCTGAAATGACTAAGCTTAATCCAGCTAAACCATTTGCATTCCTCATGGAAGCATCTATGTTGGGGGTAGGAGTTGGGTTTGACGATAAGGGTGCAGACAAAGACTTTTTAATTTATGAATCAGATAAACCAGTAATCACTCATTCCATATCTGATGATCGTGAAGGCTGGGCAGAGTCAACCGCCATGCTAATTAATTCGTATCTTAAACCAGATCAAAATCCAATTGAATTTAACTACAGTCTTATTAGACCTCTTGGTTCTAAGATTAATACATTTGGAGGTACTGCTTCTGGTCCAGATCCTTTGAAGAAGCTTCATAAGGCAATTAATAAAATATTTAAAAGCAGAGCTGGACAAAAGCTTACAAGAACAGACATTGCAGACATCGGCAACCTCATTGGTGTGTGTGTTGTTTCTGGCAATGTTCGTCGTTCCGCAGAACTATTAATAGGAAGAATTGATGATCAAGATTTCTTGAATTTAAAGAACTCTGAAGTGTTTTCTGAAAGAAATTCATATGACTCTGAGAACCCAGGTTGGGCTTGGATGTCTAATAATTCGGTAGAAGTTAGCGTTGGTCAAGATCTTTCTCCAATAGTGGATGGAATAGCCAGAAATGGAGAGCCAGGTGTTATATGGATGGATATGTCTCGCAAATATGGCAGACTAATAGACGCACCAAATAATAAAGACCATAGAGTAGCTGGATTTAATCCATGTGCAGAGCAGTCTCTAGAGTCATACGAATGCTGCACTCTAGTCGAGACATATCTTGGCCGACATGAATCATTAGAAGACTATAGGCGCACTCTAAAGTTTGCCTATCTCTATGCTAAAACAGTAACTCTTCTCCCAACTCATTGGGAAGAGACTAATGCAATCATGCAGAGAAATAGAAGAATTGGAACATCTATGTCTGGTATAGCAGACTTTACTGACAAGGTAGGTATGCCAGTCCTTAGAGAGTGGATGGATCAGGGATATAAAACCATTCAAAGATACGATAACGTCTATTCTGAGTGGCTTGGAATTAGAGAGTCAATTAAAATGACAACTGTCAAGCCATCTGGAACAGTATCTATTCTTGCTGGCGAATCACCAGGAGTTCACTGGACACCAGGTGGTAAGTATTTCCTTCGTGCAATTAGATTTTCAAATAAAGACCCAATGTTACCACTATTTGAGATGGCTAATTACAGAGTAGAACAGGCTTCGGAATCGCCAGATACAACATCTGTTGTATTCTTTCCAATAGAGTCAAAAGCTAGTAGATCAGAAAAAGATGTAACTATCTTTGAAAAGATGGCACTAGCTGCAGCAGCGCAGAGATACTGGTCAGACAATTCTGTTTCAGTAACTATTTCTTTTGACTCAATACAAGAAAAACAGCACATAGGAACAGTTCTTCATATGTATGATGGTCAGATTAAAACAGTTTCATTTCTTCCACAAGGAAATGAAACATATCCCCAGATGCCCTACACTCAAATCACAAAAGATGAATACGAAAGCAGTGTCAGTAACTTAATTGCAATTGATTTTACTGGAATATATGCGGGCATGGCAGCTGATGCCATTGGCGAGGCTTACTGTACAACGGACGCATGTGAGATAAAGTTTGTAAAAGATAACGCTAGCTAGTGGAGAAAAATGTCAAATCACGATGATAAAGAAAATATAGATAGAATGTTTTCTGAGATAATGTCTTCGAACTCAATTGAAGGCTTAAAAGAAGAACAAGAAACAGAAACCATACTTGATATAAAAAGCCTTCTTGTTATACAGGAATCTTTAATGGATTGTATAGTGTTGATTAACACATTAATATATAAGTCTTACTCTACAAACGAGATACAAAAATCTGAAGAACTTGAAAATTTAATAGGTTCTTTATATCAGGCTTCTGAAGATTTTACCGTGCATCTAAATGACTATAGTGATATAATAAATAAAATACACATAACGTATGTAGATGAAGATGAAGACGAGCAGGATGAAGATTAATAATATGTCAGATGACAAAATGATAGATGTTTTAGACAAGGGTTATGTTAGACTGATTGATAGTATGGGGAGTGATCTTTCTGTTGTCAATGCCGCAAGAGCATCTTTTGCAAAAGAATCAAAAGAAATGACAACCTCAGACGCAAGACTCGTGAATTTCTTGGCAAGAGAAAATCATATGTCTCCATTTAGGCATGCTTTTGTGACACTAGAACTCAAGGCTCCTCTAATGGTGGCTAGACAACATTGGAAATATGTTGTTGGTTCTGATCATACAATGGATTCTTGGAATGAATCATCTAGAAGATACATTACAATGGACCCAGAGTTTTATATTCCATTATCAGATGAGTGGAGACTTGCCCCAGAGGACAAAAAACAAGGTTCTCATGGTTTAGCTGACCCATTTGTAGGAGCGATTCTAAGCACTGAGCTACAGAGATACGCGGAACAGGGCGAAGCCCTCTATAACACCGCAATAGAGCATGGAATTGCACCAGAGCAAGCACGTTTATTCTTGCCAGCTTATTGTATGTACGTAGTTTATAGATGGTCTTGTTCGCTGCAATCTGTTGTTTTGTTTCTGTCTCAAAGACTTGCTGAAGATAGTCAGTTTGAAATTCAAAAGTATGCATCAGCAATTAGAAGCCTTGTAGAACCATTGTTTCCAATATCATTTAAATCTTTACTTCCGGAAAATTTAATATAATGCAGGTATTATATATAATATTATTTACTATAATCCTAAACTGGATGATTAGTCTACATCTATTAGCTCAAACACAAAAAGATAGAAATGTAAGAGTAATAGCATATAGTCTTTCTATTATTTCATCTTTGGTTTTAGGAACATTAATTTATGTTACAACATAGATATTCTAAAAAAGATATAAAATATATGCAGCTTTGCAAATATGCAGCTGATTTATTTTCTACATGTGCAAAAAGAAAGTATGCTGCAGTATTAATTGATTCTAAAAATCATGTTGTTGGCATGGGATACAATGGCGGTCCTAGTGGATTTGATCACTGTGAAGACGGTGGATGTCCTAGATATCTAGAAAACTCTTCTCCAGGATCATCATACGATAATTGTATATCTATTCACGCAGAACAGAATGCTCTTTTACATTGTGATTATAGTCTTAAGCCACTTAAATTATATGTAAATGGACCACCATGTTTTACTTGTGCTAAGTTGATAGCAAATTCCACAGTAGAAAAAGTATTCTACTTAGACGATCAATCTTATTCATATGACAATTGGAATGAAGTACAAAGCTTTTTAAATAAAGCCAATGTTGAGACAGTGAAGGTAGATATATGGCAGCAGGCAAATTAAATTATGTAGTTGTATATAAGGGATTGAGTCAGGTTTTTGGTTGCGCTTCCAAAAAGATTGCTCTAGAATCTGCTCCTCCCGATGGATATAGCCTGGACCAAAAGAAGATTCTCTTCGTTACATTTGAGCCAGAAAAAAATAGCTTATGTGTTTACGAGGTGCCAAAAGAAGAAATAATGAATGCAGAAATAAAAACAAAGAAGCAAAGCGATGAGTAAAAAGCAGAATACAAAAAAGAAAATAACAGTCAAAGTAAATGCTGGTCAGGCAGTTTATGTCGCTAGTCTGGAAAGACTAGAACATATTATATCAATCTATGAATACATGGCAGAGTCTTGCGACGATGCTAGAGAAAAAGAAGATTGGCTAGAAGTAGCACAAGATATTAGAAATTGGATAACTGATACTTATTTCAGTGTAGGGGAATCTTATGAAGAAGAATGGTAAATATATTCTTACAATAATTGGATGTGGAGCAATTGGGTATATAATTGGCAACAATATTTTTAATTCAAAAACAATAAAAAAAACACAAGATACAATTACTTGGATTCAATACATAAATAGATTACAGGAATTTTGCATGAACAATACTCAGCAAGCAAAAGAGCATTTTATTTATTTGATTCAAAAAGGAACAGATTTAGAAGATGCCTTTAACATAGTTGTTTCAATGAATTATGATAATACTTACAGTTTGGGAATTGAATGATTGATCTATGCGTTGTAAATTACAACTCAAGAAAAGAGCTGAATAGATTATTGGATACCTTACATGGCGATGTTCATTATTCAAGTGGCGCGCTCAGAAATGTATGGAATCTTTTTGTGTCAGACAATGGCTCTACTGACGGTTCATGGGAGTGGCTAGAAAAAGAATCTGTAAAGAATAAAAGATATATGATTTCAGCTGCTTGGAAAAATGAAAATATAGGCTATTCAGCAGCGTGCAATCAAATGGTTAAGTTTTCCTATGGTGAAATTATAGGACTTTTAAATGCAGATGTATGGATGACTACCAGCGACGTTGAGAAAATTCAAAAGATATTTGATGACAATCCAGATATACATATACTTGGACCAAAACAACGTGATGAGAATGGAGCAATACGCCATGCGGGAATAGTGGGAACCAACACAGCGCCAAAGCATAGGGGATGGAATGAACTAGATACTGAAGATTTACTCTATAGGGATAGGGTAGAATGTGTAACTGTTTCAGGCTCCGCTTATTTTGTACGTAGAGAAGTATGGAATGAGTTAACAAATCATCCAAAATACAAAGAGATGTATCCAAATGCAATAGGAGCATTTCTTCCTACTCCTCACTATTATGAGGAAACCTGGTGTTCTTATTTTGCTAGACATCTAGGTTATAATGTAGTCTATGATGGATCTGTATCTATAGGACACAGTTGGCATGCATCATCTCCTAAGCCAGGACAGGGTTATAGTCACGCTGATGCGCAGTTTCCAATAAGTAGGGAAATTTTTAGAAAAGCTTGTGATTACATAGGTATAGAAAGAGACTAAAGTGTGGAAAAATGAAAAAATCTTCATAGCAATTCCAGCTTTTAATGAATATTTTACTCATATTACAGTAGAAGACGCTTTTGAAAAAGCTGACAAACCTGAAAGTATTCATTTTGGTATTTTTAATCAAAAAACAAATTCAAAATCTTTTGAAGATTTTAGTCAATACAAAAACGTTCGATGTGTGAACGCGCAATATGATAAGCCATTAGGCGTCGCTATGGCTAGGTTGATAGCGTCATCTCTCCATGATGATGAAAAATATTTTTTACAAATAGACGCTCATACTATTTTTGCTAAAAATTGGGACTCTGTTCTTAAAAAAGATTTAAATTTATTGCTAAAACATATTAAAAAACCTGCTATTTCACAAACCTGTGCCTGGCATGATGTTTCTGTGTATTATGATGAGCATAAAGAATACATTAAGAATTTTAATGGAGTGGATGCGTTTCCATTTTTTCCTCAAAAAGGTCAACCAATAACCTGTCCAGATAAAAGTAGAATAAATGAAGAGAAATTTCTTGGTAAATTTTTAGAGCATCATTTAAGCTTGGGTTGTAGTGGTCTTTTTACTCTTTCTAATTTTATATATGATATATCATACAATCCTTTTATTATATTTAATCCAGAACAAGAATTTACAGCTTTAAGAGCCTGTACAAGGGGTTATAGATTTTTTAGTTCAGAAACATCTATGATATCAACATTAACAAAACAGGAAATTAATGGTTTCTCAAAAGATACATACAAAGATGATAGAAAATTTTACTTTGAGGAATTGGACAAAGACAAAGTTGGTATGACAGAGTATATATACGGAAAAAAATTTGGCTTTTATGGAGCCCCAGACGCTGAGGCATATCAAGACTATTTAAATAGATCAAAGATAGATTTTAATACGTCTAATGTGTATGGAATTAAATATTAAAAATACTTGGTTTATAAATTTCTATAGATGCATTACTGTAATCATAATTAACTTTTTCTACTGCCAGATGATTATTGAATAAATCTGTACAAAGTTTAAATGAATTATATGCTATGATATTTAGCAATTTAAAAACTATAAAGGAATACAAAATGCAAGATAAAAATGTTTATTATTACAAGGCAGAAGTCAAAAAAGTTGTTGATGGTGATACCTTTGATATCGTTATTGACCTTGGTTTTGATACCCTTCGTAAGGGGCGAGTAAGACTTTATGGCGTTAATACTCCAGAGAGTCGTACAACAAATCTAGAAGAAAAACAAAAGGGCTTAGCTGCAAAAGAATTTACAGATCAATGGTTAGCTAAAGCTGGCCATAAAGTAAAAATAGAGACTATTCTTGACAAGAATGAAAAGTATGGTAGAGTTCTTGCTAGAGTTTGGAATGCAGAAGGTCAGTGTCTGAATAATGATATAGTTGCATCTGGACTTGCCAGAGAGTATTATGGTGTTGGTGACAAAACATGGACAGAATTTAAGAAGTAAAGATTATGCAAACCTTTTTGCCTTATCCAGATCTTTTGCAATCTGTAAGAATACTTGACTATCGTCGGTTGGGCAAACAACGCGTAGAGACGTACCAAATTCTCAACATTCTATTAGATAGAACTTCTACAAAAGGTTGGCGAAATCACCCAGTAACACGTATGTGGACTGGATATGAAGAAGCTCTTAAGTTGTATCAGAATTTTACCATTGAAGAATGGGCTAAAAGAGGATATAAAAATACAATGCAGATGGAAGAAATAGATTATAAACACATAACTCTTCCTTCATGGTTTGGCAATGAGGAACTGCATAGATCTCATAGGTCAAATCTTTTGAGAAAAGATTACCAATACTATTCGCAATACTTTGACGAACCGTCAGATCTAGAGTATTATTGGCCTGTATGAGCTTAACAGTTTTTTTGTCCGGCGCTATGGACTACGTCGGTGATTATGCTATAACCTGGAGAAAAGAAGCTACGTTTATGTTGACGCAGCGTGGTTATTCAGTATATGATCCTACCTCTATTCCAGAGGACAAAACGATGTCTCCAGAAGAGATTGCAAGAAAAAATATATTCATGCAACAAAGATCAGATATTGTTTTGGTAGAATATATGATAAAAGATCGCGCATATATAGGCACTGACTTTGAGATGGCATGGGCTAAGATCCATGGCCAACCAACAGTAGTGTTTTGTGCACCATCCTATAAGGATAGAGTGTACATGAAATATATGGCAACAAAACTTGCAGATACCCTGCAAGATGCGATAGAATATATCGCAATCCATTATCCAACTAAATAAAAAGGAAAAACATAAAATGTCAGATAATAAGTTCAAGTATTTTGCAGTCACTTCGACTACATTGGTGAAGGCAAACAGCAAGACAGACGCACAGAAAGTTGCCATGGGTCGTCGTGGTGTTTCTGGTGAGCTTCTGTTCATGTCTACTGATGTTGAGCGCATTTCTTCTGTGGAAGCTCGTGAGCAGATCGAAGAGCTCTCAGCCTGATAGCTGACTACAACATAAGTTCTGGGGGATCACTCTACTGGTGGTCCCCCAGTTTAGTTTTTGGGACATAATATGATTATTGCACAAATGGTTGGCAAAAATGAAGCCAATAGATTTTTGGAAGAAGTACTAGAAAGACTGTCGACACAGGTCGACAAAATTATATTTACAGATGATTGTTCTGATGATAATACTCCACAAATAGCCGCTAAGTATGCAGAGGTCTTCACAAATGAGGAGTCCTTGTTTAGGCAGCATGAAGGTAATCTCAGAGCTAAAGCTTGGCATAACTTAGAAAAGTTTGCAAAAGATGGCGATTGGATTATCGCAATTGACTGTGATGAAAAACTATACCATGAAGATGGTTTGGAGATCAAAGAAGTTTTAAAGTCATCTCCATATGATGTTGTTAATGTTCGCTTTTATCATATGTGGAACGAAAAACAATACAGAGTAGATAAGCTTTGGACTCCTAACAACAGCTCAAGAATTTTTAGATATCAAACTGGTGGAGCATTTTTTGATAGAAAGTTAGCTTGTGGATCTGAACCAACTTATGTTGTAAATTGGGTTGGACAAAGAAACTATTGGGTTCATTCTGGTCTCGCAATGCAGCATTTGGGCTATGTATATGACGATGACAAGCAAATGAAGTATGATAGATACATGGCGATAGACAGAGGTGAATTCCACAATATCCAGCATATTGAATCTATAATCGATCTTAATCCCGTACTACTAAATTGGAATCTAAAGTGAAAACGTATACAGAAAAAGAAACACTTATTAAAGTCACAGAGATGCTTGAGAGTAGAAAAAGATTTGCTTTTGTTACTTATACAAGATCTGCTTTCTTCTCTATGCTTGGAGATATCAAAGGCGAAAAGAAACCACCAAAGCAGTTTGTTCAATCGACGCTTAGAGGTTTGACACTAGCTGACTCAAACTATTTAGCAGCTGCTCAGATAGATTTTGTTCAATCTCAAGAGAACAAACTTGGAAAGATAGGTGCTCTGAATAAGGATTTCTATGATTCTACATTCTTAGAGAATTATATTAATAAGAACTATGATACGTTCAAAACATTTATGAATTATTACTTTAAATATAATAAAGTTCTTGTCATATCTTTTCAGCACAAATCAAATATAGGAAAATTCTTCTCAAAAGATTCTGCTTTCATTCAAGTTCCATATAATGATTTTTATGATAAGCTTGATTCTGTTATGGCTCAGATATCTGAATTTGATAACGAATACAAAACTATAGTTTTAGATTGTCCAATGTTAAGTTCTGCTTTAGCACCAAAGATATGGGAAAAAACAGATTTATCAATTTTAGATCTTGGAAAGACACTGACAGTAGCTAGGTCTATTGATAGAATCAATAGGTAAGCCATGAGCAATAAGTGGGAAGATCATCAGGATGATGACGAATTTCTCACAGACCTTTTGTTTGAGAGTAATTTGTCTCTATCAGATATAGCAAAAGAACTTTCTATATCTATAAACAAGCTAAATAAAAGAATAAATCAACTTGGTTTATCCTGGATTAAAGAACGACATAAAAAAATGTCTAGAGGTCAAACAGCTCTGACATTGGTAATGAAAAAACTTTTTCCAGGAGAAGCCATTGTTAATGAACATCACATTGGTGAGAGACTCAAGCTAGACGTTTACTGTCCTAAGTATAAACTTGCAGCTGAGTATCACGGAAGACAGCATTTCTTTTATACGCAGAGATTTTTTGATTCTAGATATGAGTTTGAAAAAGCTCAAGAAAGAGATGAAAAGAAAATTCAGCTATGCAAAGAAGCTGGTATAACTCTAGTTATATTTAGATATAATGATCAACTAACAGAAGACTCTGTGTATGATAGAATGTTATTTGCTATTAGAAATAGTAAATATGTACCAAAGACTGTTGCAAAAAAAAGCATTAAGAATAATCCAGCTTATGTTCAAGCAAAGAAAAGAAATTCAGAGAACAGAAAATCTTACTACAAGAAGATGAAAGAAAAAAGAAAAAATGACTCAAGATGAGGAAGTCATATCTATAAAAAAAGAGTTTCCAGTGGAGTATCAAATATTCGCACTGTGCTTTAGAGAACATGAGGCTATAGCATACTTCGATGCTTTTCTTCCAGAAGATATAGTAGGATCAATACATGGTCAAACTGGTATTAATGAATTTTACAAAGCTCTTCTCTCTTATTATCATACTACAAAGATACCAATTGTAGATCCAATAGCTTTTAAAGTATGGTTAGAGTCAGAAACAGATATATATATTGGTCTTGGTGGTGTTTCTGGAGTTGATATGATGATGGAGATATTGATGTCTATTGACATGTCAACTCCTGAATCAATTACAAAAATTGTTAAGCATAAAGCAAATAAAAGAAAGCAATTAGATTCTTTACAAGAGCTTCAAATACTTATCACACAAAAGGGTGAAAAGTCACAAAAAGATATAGCTCGTATAGCTCAGATAACATCTGACATTAAAGATTTAGAGAATGATTTAAACTATAATCCGCTAGATAGTGTAACTACAGCAAAAGATATTGCCAAAAGAGCTGAAGATCTATTAGAGATACCAGACTTTTTGCCGACTCAATACAAATCCCTAAACAGAGCGATGGGCTATACGGATGAAGGTGGCTTTTTTAAAGGCGCTGTCCATGCAATTATTGCACCATCAGGAAAAGGTAAAAGCACATTTGCTAAGTGTCTTATAAACAATTGGGCGGATAAGGGTTATAAGGTTCTTTATGTGAACTTTGAAGAAGCTTTATCTCATTGGGAAAGAGTTTTGATGACACAAATTATTGGCAAGAATGTTTATGCTGAATCAGGCAAATGGACTATGCAGGAAAAAAAAGATAACCTACAAAAGTTTAGGGATAAGTTAGATGAATGGGGTGATAGATTCATGGTCAGACATGATCCAGAGACTCCATATTTTGAGGACCTAGAAAGATGGCTCCGCGATATCACTGGTGACACCAAGAGACTCCCAGATGTAGTTGTTATTGATACGATTCAGTCAATGTTTACAAGAGGTGGCAAAAGTAAGCCTCGCTGGGGAGAATTCGAAGAAATGATGGTTAGGCTTGAAAAGCTAGCCAGAGATATGAATTGCGTTTTAATAATTACAGCTCAAGAAAACTCTAACAGAATGAAAGAAAAGAGAGAGGTAGTGCAGCAGTCTGATACTGGTGGATCTCTTGCTATTCAACAAAAGTGTGCAGTTACTATTTTCATTACAGAAAAGAAGCTTGTAAGTGGGGACGATTCAGAAGATGATAATGTCATGCAGCTTCAAATTCCAAAGAATAGAATTACTGGATCGACATTTGTTTATGATTCTCCACTCGTTAGATATGTTGACGAACGAAAAACATATGAAGAATACGAAGCAATAACAGAGAAGGACTATGAGAAAGGGTCTGACTTTGATTCAACTATAGAAAGTATGTCGGTTATTTAATGATTAAGTCTAATTTAAAAGAGATAAAAGATTTTCAAGTATGCGCAAGATTGTACGACTTCAGACATAAAGATAAACTTCCAGAACGTATTGGTGGTAGAGAGCTAGTAAGTCAAAAGTTTGAAAATACTTTAAAAAGTATAGTTAATTTTTATTTTTATAAAAAACAATCTGGAACAGCACCATCATACGCATCACTGTTAAATAGGTGGGAAAAGCTTTGGTATCCCAAAGATACTACCGCTTATGATATAGCTCATGAGCAGCATGAAAGTTTTTATGGAAATAATGCTAGCCTTACAACGAAAGCAGCAGCAGCTCTTTTAGGTATCTCAGAAAACTTTTCTAGTCAAGATATCATTCCAATGGCTATTGAAGATGATTTTATTGTTGATATCAATAATAATGTTGCTATATCAGATAAGTTTGACCTAATTTATTTTTATCATGATAAAATATATGTTGTTAAATGGGTATTTAATGTTAAGTTCAAAAAAGAATACCTGTATAGTGTTGATTTCGCTGTGCTCAATAAAGCTTTTTGGAATAGATATGGTCTTAAAATACAGAAAGCAGAATTTGGATATTATGATTTACTTAATCCAAAACCAAATTTCACAAAGTTTGATACAAAGAAAGAAGATATAGAAACACTATCTGCTTGGTGTACTTCTTTAAGTGAGGAAAAATTCTTTCTTCCAAAGCGAGGACTTATATCCTATTGTTCTCAGTGCCCGTTTGATTCACCGTGTTCTAAGTGGAAATTAGAAACAAAAAAGGAAGACAATGTCAAGTAATATTTTAGATGATATTTTATCAAACAATAAACCATCTGTTTCAAAAAAAGATGAAGATAAAATATTAAGTCCAATATTAGAAGAAATTAATTATATATTTGATGAGTCAATAAAATCCTTTGTGAGATCTATCCTCATAAGGGCATCTAGTTTTTGGACAATTCCATCTAGCTTCTCCGGCAAGTATCATCCATCAGATGAACATAACGCTGGAGGCAATGTCTTACACACAAAGAGAGTCGTAAGAGCAGCAAAGATTATGTCTGAATCATATTCGCTTGGTAGGGAAGATACTGATGTTATTTTAGCTGCATGCATTCTTCATGATCTTACAAAAGGAATAAAGTTACAAGGTGAAGATTCATTTCACTACGATCCGATGCACCCGTATACTGTCGGAAGTTTTGTAAAAAAGTGCCAAGAAGATGACAAGAGATATGCCTCAGAATCACAGTCTTCGACTCTTTATTTATCTGAAGATGCAGTTCAAGCTATCCTGAGATTGGTTAGGTGTCACCTAGGGCCATGGTCGCCAGTACCAGAAACCGTTCCAATTACCTATATGGATATGATAGTGCATATGGCAGATAACATTGCTTCTAAACTGCACTACGTTGTTGATGGAGATAACGTAGTAAAAGAAAGATGGAATATTCAAGTTGATTGAAAATGCAGACGAAAGACTTTTAAAAAGATTCACTACAATTAAAAAAACAGAGTATTGGATAGAAGAGTCTGTTTACTATAGAACTCATATGGAAGAGTTCAAAAATCCTAAGGGTACTCTATGGATTGCTACAGATGATTGTGGTAGCATTGAGGTATATGAAGATTGATTTATATAATAATAAATTTTTATCTCAATGGAATTTGTATGAAGTCGCTAGATATGTTCCATCTCTCAATAGAGTTATTAGAGATAAAGTAAATAGTCTTCCAGTTATTATATCTTCAACGGAGCTAGATTCTTATGCTGATAAAAATGGTAATATAGGAATCTATACTTCTGTTTATGCTTACAATACTAAGGATATAGAATCTGCCGTAAGATTAGGTCCGCTATATTTTGATATGGATAGTGATAATATAGACATTGCATTTAATGAATGCAAAGCTTTATATGGATACCTAAGTCAGTTTATACCGAAGAAATCTATACTTGTATATTTTACTGGCAAAAAAGGTTTTCATATAGAATGTGAGCCAGTCGCATTGGGCATAAACCCTTCTAATACTTTACCAAAAGTTTTTAGATATATTGCTTCTGATTTAAAGTCTAAGCTAGAGTTATCTACTCTTGATTTTAGTGTCTATGACCTCAGAAGAATGTGGAGATATCCAAATTCTAAGCATCAATCTACAGATCTTTATAAAGTTCTTTTAAATCCACATAGACATAACAATATGCTCTACGCTGATATAAAAGATATTTTTTTATATGCGTCTAGCCAACAGAGTTTAGATATTGAAAGCCAATCTTTTGACTATAAATCAAATGAATGGTATAGACAATATACCTATGAGTCAGAAGAAAATGAAAAAAGAAAAGATGATCCATTGGCTTACTTTAATCAATATGGATCGAAGGCATTTAAAAATGTAGCGGAATCTCAAAAAGTTTTTGATAAAAACACACTACTCACAAAGTGTACGGCAATACAAACACTTTATGATCAAGCTAAAACTGAAAAGTTTCTCGAGCATGAAGCTAGACTATTTCTTTGTTCTATACTCTCTTATAATGAGGAGTCAATTAGGTTTCTTCATGAAATATTAAGTTATTGTTCAGATTATAATTTTGAGAAGTCTTCTGCTCATATTAATGATTGGGTCAAAAGAAGACAAATGGGAATTGGTGGACGACCTTATACTTGCGAAAGAGCAAACTCAGCTGGTGTTGGATGCGGATCATGTTCTCTGGAACATAAGAATAAATGGGTAAAAATAGGAGAAAGATACATAGAAACTTTTGAAAAAAATTCTCCTTCTCCAATTAGGTTTGCGTATAAGAGCGTAAAGAAAGAGGATAAAAATGGTTGAAGACACAGATGATGTTATAGGCGTGTGTTCTGAGTGTAAATCAGATCAGCCAACAGCAGCTATGTACAGCAGCAAGTTTGCACAGAATGGATTTTCTGCGGTGTGCAAATATTGTGGTGGTGTTGTTATAATTACTTATCGAGAAACAAGAGATCGTTCGCTTAATCAGTCAGATAGGGACAGAGGAATCAATTGAAGAACTGGACAAACCTACATAACCATACAGTGTTCTCTATGCTGGATGGACATGGGGATGTATCTGAATACTTAGAGAGAGCAAAATCTCTTGGGATGTTAGGACTTGCTACTACAGACCATGGCAACATACATTCATGGTTAGATTTTTATGACGCTGGAAAAGCCGCTGGAGTTAAACCAATACTTGGATCTGAGTTTTATCAAGCAAGAAAGACTAGGTTTGATAGAGATGAAGAAGAAAGATCTGGCCCAGCTAAAAATGAGTGGGAACAAAGAGGTCCTTACCATATAACTATCTTGGCTAAAAATAATGTTGGCTACCATAACCTTATTAAGATGTCTTCAAGATCTTTTCTTGAAGGTTATTATGTTAAACCAAGAATAGATCATGATTTAATAGCTGAACATAGTCAGGGTATCATCGTACTTTCTGGTTGTTTAAATGGAGAAGTATCGCAAGCATTATTGCGAAATGACTTTAATTTTGCCCTCAACGCTGCAAAAAAAATGCAAGACATAGTTCGGAAAAGAAAATTATTTTATCGAAATACAAGATCATGGTTTAACGGAGCAAAGAAAGATATCAAACCAACTTATTGAAATAGCAGAAAAGATTGGAGCTAAAATAGTTCCAACAGGAGACTGCCACTACGTTCATCAACACGACGCTCACGCACATGACATAATGCTATGTGTTGCTACTAACTCAAACATTAATACGCCAGACAGATTTTCTTTTTCTGGCGATGCATTTTACCTACAGTCATATGACGATATGTCAAGAAATTTTTCAGATGAATGGCTGAAAAATACCATGATTGTAAATGATATGGTTGATCTAGATCTTAGTTTTGGTCAAGTACACTTTCCTAATTTTCCTATTCCAACTCAGGAATCATCTACTGATTACTTCGAGAGATTAGCTTGGGATGGGCTAAAAAAGAAATATGGAGATCCTCTTCCTCAAAATATTTTAGATAGAGCTAATCATGAACTAAGAGTTGTGAAAGATATGGGCTTTCCAGAGTACTTCTTGGTGGTTTCAGATCTTGTTAGGTGGGCTAAGTTTAATGACATCAGAGTTGGTTGGGGTAGAGGCTCTGCCGCTGGAAGCGTTCTTTCATATGCATTCGATATTACCAACCTTGATCCAATTAGATTCGGATTACTATTTGAAAGATTTTTAGTCGAAGGCAGAAAATCAATGCCTGATATTGACCTTGACTTTGATGATAGACATAGGGATAAGGTTATAGAGTATGCCAGAAACAAATATGGAACAGATAAAGTTGCACATATTTGCACATTTAATAGAACTGGAGCTAGACAGTCAATAAGAGACGCTGCTAGAGCTCTAGGGTATGACTTTGTATCTGGCGATAAGGTAGCAAAGTTAGTTCCTCCTCCAGTTTTGGGTATATCCAAGTCTCTTTCAGAGTGCATGGAAGTCGTTGACTTTAAAAAAGAATACAATTCTAGTTCTGATTCTAAAAAAATAATTGATACAGCATTTAGTTTAGAGGGTCTTGTTAGACAGACTGGCATTCACGCTGCTGGCATAGTTATTTCAAAGGGTCCACTAACGGATTATCTACCCATAATGCAAAAGGGCGTAGATAATCCAATTGTTACTCAATGGGGTATGGGCAGAGTTGAACAATGCGGCCTGCTTAAAATAGATTTCCTGGGCTTAAGAAACTTGGGTGTTATAGATCAATGTGTCAAGCTAGTTAAAAGTACTAGAGGTGTAGAAATAGAGGTAGAAAAAATTCCTCTAGATGACAAACTGGTTTTTGATGAATTATGTAAGGGTAATGCGATAGGCGTTTTTCAGCTTGAGTCTTCTGGAATGCGCGAATTGATGGTTCAATTACAGCCTCAAAATATAGAAGACATCATGGCATTAATATCACTGTACAGACCAGGTCCCATGGGTTCTGGAATGGATAAGCTTTATATAGACAGAAAGCATGGTCGATCAAAAGTAGAATATGATCATCCAAAGCTAGAAGAAGTGCTAGGTTCGTCATTGGGTATCATGCTTTATCAGGAAGATGTGTTGGGAGTTGCTAGAAAATTAGCTGGCTTTTCTTCTGCTGAAGCAGATGACTTAAGAAAAGTAATTGGCAAAAAGCTAATGGATAAAATAGCAATGTTCAGAAACAAGTTTGTAAACGGTTGTATCGAGCATTCTAATTTGTCAGCTCAGAAAGCAAATAAAATATATTCTGATATTGAATACTTTGGTGGCTACGGATTCAACAGAGCTCATGCTGCTAGTTATGCCATGATATCTTATATTACGGCATATCTAAAAACTAATTACACAGTTGAGTACATGGCAGCACTTATGAGTTCTGTAGTGGGTAATAAAGATAAGCAATCTTTATATCTCTCTGACTGCAGAAAAAGAAATATAAAAGTTCTTCCGCCATCTATTAATAAATCACTAGAAGATTTTAGCGTAGTTGGTAAGGACACAATTATATTTGGATTGGCTGCAATTAATGGAATTGGCTATGCAGTCTCAGAAGCTATAATATCGGGAAGAGACGTCGAAAAACCATACGTATCTATGCACGACTTTTTTAGAAGAACTAATAGTGCTGTTTTAAAAAAGAGTACTTTAGAGCACCTAATAAATGCTGGTGCTTTCGATGAAGTAACAGATCAGATTATGGATGATGACTTTGGTAGAAGAACAGAGTTATCAATCTTGGAAAAAGAAAAAGAAGAATTAGGAATATATGTTTCTAAAAATCCAGTAGATGGAATATGGGATCTTCTTTCTGATTTTATATCTCATGAAGCTGTAGAAATACCAGACTTAGATAATGGATCTAGAGTAACTATTGCTGGGATTATTTCTGGCACTAAAAAAATACTAACTAAAAAAGGTGCAAGAATGTATAGATTTAATATACAGGACATTTCATCTGATGTAGAAGTAGTGGTCTTTCCTAGAGAAGCAAAAGAGTTTGATGATGAATTCTTTATTGATGGGGAAGTTGTTAAACTATCTGGAGCAATTCTAAAAGAAGGGGATGAAGAAAACTCAGTTTCAAAGATAATTTTAAACTCCTGTGAAAAATTGGATCTTTCTGCTTTTGCTGGAGGTAAACCTATTTATCTTAAGACCAGTAAGCCTATTACAGATATGTTAATTAATAAAATTAATGATATAATTAGTTTGAAAAATGGTGGATCTTATGTATTCATAGAGGCACTAGATAATAATAAAAATATTAAACTTAGGTTTAATAACACCACATCAATTTCTATGAGAAAAGAATTAGAACAAGCGATTAGGGAGATGCAGTGACTTTAAGTGGCACATATAAAAATCCGGTTGAAAAACTATGTTGGACATTCTGTTCTTCATGCAACAGATGTCAAGATAAAGGTAGATATACAAAATGTAAAGATTGTTCGGGTAGATATGATCCTTATGGAAAGATAGATCCACATCCAGATGATTTTTGTGACTGTAAGAATGGAGTTTTAAGATGGAAAACTCAGGAAGGTAGAGTTATTATAACTCGTTTTAAATCTAATCCATTTAAGGGTACAGTTAAGTACGAGAAGAAGTCTGAAGATGAAAGAGATTGGGACTCATATGTTAATGATATGAGAGAAAAGTTAAATGATCCCAATTGGAATCCGATTACAATAGTAGATGAGGACTAAGATGAGACAAGAAATCGGAAGAATAATAAAAGATAATATAAGCTTGGTAGAATACGATTCTTTATCTGACGATTTAGGGGCAAAGTATTTTATTCAATGTGGAGTTGTTGGAATTATGGCAACCAAAAAAGAGCTAACAGATTTATATTCAGTTTTGAATTACTATATTAACTTAGAAGAGCTATCAAGTTGTTATATTAAAGTAGGAGAAGATTATGTGGCCATACATTGAAGATGATCATATGGAAATAGGTAATACCGGATGGGTATGTGTTGGTGAGGGTCTTTATAGAAACATAAAGACAGGGCATATTATAGATGAAACTGGTTCAGAGTACGATGAAAATGGCATTTTGATACAGCAAGCAAGAGAAGATGAAGAAAATAATTAATGTCGATAAGAATAAAAAACATAACTGACATAAACGATTTTCAAAAACTATCCTTGAGTGAGTTCAGTTATTCAAAGATAGATACATATGAGATGTGTGCTACAAAATATTTTTATTCTTATATTAAGAAAGAGCCCAGAAGGTTTAATTCTCCAGCAGTTTTGGGAAACATTGTTCATGAAGTATTAGAAAATACTATTTCTTCAAAAAAACCATTGTCTCTTTCTGAAATGAAAGAGCACTATGAGTTAAGTAAAACACATTTTGATCCAAACAGTGCTATATCTCAAGATCTTATATCTGTTGGTTCTGAGATTATTGATGAGTTTTATGATTTAAATCAGAATACAATATTCAATGTATATGGCAAAGAAGTTGGATTTAATTTTGTTGTAGGTAACTATTCAATAATAGGATTCATCGACAGAATAGATGTCGATGGAGATAGTGTACATATAGTTGACTATAAAACAGGTAAAAGAGAAGTTGCTTTTAAAGACGTACCAACCAATCTTCAGCTAGGTATATACGCTTTAGCAGCTTCCGTTATGTTTCCTGGAAAGAATATAACCGCATCTTTGCATTACTTGAGAAGCAATAGATTAAAGTCGCACACATATTCAAGTGAAGATTTGGATTTTATCAAACAAACTTTAGTAAAAAGAATAGAAAGAATTGTTCAAGACAATAACTTTACACCAACGCCAAATGAAAGGATATGTTCTTTCTGTGATCACGCAGAATCTGGAGCATGTCGGTGTTGGTGCCATTAGATTAAAGAAAATAAAAAAAGATATATAAAAAAACCCCCTGGATTTACCAGGGGGTTTTAATGTTTATTAAGTATAAACTAGAACTGAGCAACCGGATCAGTCTCTGCCGAGACGATAAGGTCGAAGTCCGACTCGACTACCATCTTGACAGCCTCATTGTGATCAAAACCAATATTGGTTAGATCGTCAATGACCGTCTCGTTGATTGTCTGCTTGATGCTGTTTGTAATTGTTGTAAGTGTGTTCATAGTAGTAACCCTATCATCTTTCTGCCTTGGTGGCAATTTTTTGTTGGTATTTTTTGTTTTTACTTTTTTTATAAAGTATAATGTTATTACGTTTGACGCGATAAGGATAGCACTATGAAAATTCACATTTCCACTCCTGAGCAATATTTTTTTTCCAGGTCAAAAATGAAATCTCATCCTAATTTTAAATCTATTTTATCAAAAGCGATTGATAAAGAAGTTTTAAAAGAGGAAAATAGAAGCCAAAGGGGAAATGTCTACAAGCATACAAAAAGTGGGTATAGAGAAGATCTTGCAATGAATCTCAGGTCAAACTGGGAGGCAAACGTTGCCAGAATCTTCAATGCTTATAAAATTGTTTTTGAATTTGAGCCAAAGATATTTACATTTCCAATCAAACGTGGAACAAAAGGATATACTCCAGACTTCTATATCTCAAAAACTGGTGAATGGTTAGAAGTAAAAGGTTATCTTGACGATAAAAGCAAGATAAAACTTAAAAGGTTTAAAAGATATTATCCAGAAGAATTTGCAAAGCTTACTTTTGTTTGTAGCAAATATTCTTCGGAAGCAAAAAGATTTGCAAATGATTTGGAGATACCAAATGTTGTTTATTACGAAGACATAAGGAATTCATACTCAGAAAAAATTCCTTACTGGGAAGGCAAATAATTTTATATGGCAAACTATAAAGAGCAATATTATAACCTAGAAGAAAACGAAATGCAGGACCTAATAGATAAAGCTAAGAAAGGTTCGTCAAAAGCTCAAGAAGAACTCTTAAAAGTCTTTAACAACTTTTTAACTAAATATGTAAGCATGTTGTATTATTCAAAATACAATTTCAACGACTATGATATTAGAAGATTCATGTCTTTGTTTATAAAAGATAACTTTATAAGATTCAATCTCATGAAGAATAAGTTGAATACTGCTGGTTATAAGCACGTCAACGAATGCATGCGACGGTATTAACTATATGACAAAAAGATATTGTACTGAAGAAGATGTTAGGCAGACGGTCAATATGACTTTCTTTCAATGTATTACTAGGTATGAAAGGAAAGATTCTGATAAAGGACCGATACCATTCAGCGCCTTCTTATATAGTTATTTCTTTTATCTATTAAAGAAGAATGTTGACACTTTCTTAATTGATCAGCTTGGCAGAAAGAGCTTTCCGCTATATAATGATAACGATTCTTCGGAAGATGATTCAGGAAACCAGATGCAGGGAATAAATATTGATCAGATAGAGTATGCAATACAAGATCTAATATTCTCTGATAATGTAGATGAGTTCTGGATTCTTGGTGATAATACACAGCCACCATTTTGTTATCTCTCTGTTCAAGAAAGGCAACTTTTAAAATGGAAATATATCGACAACAAGAAATCTTCTGAGATAGCTGCTAAAATAACAGAGCATCCAAATACCGTAAGAGAACATCTGTCAAAGATCAAAGATAAAATACAAAATATTCTTTATCTTGATGGCATGGAAGAATATCTAATTATTACAAACTTAGAAAGAACAAGAATTGAATAATCAAGAAGATATATTAACAACGCTGTATAATTTTCTTAATCCTCAGCTTCAAGAAATAGTAAAAGCTTTTGCTAACTCAAAAGATCTTGATAAATACTATATTGAAATACCAGATGCCAATTATGTTGATCTAACTATCAACGACTTGGCTTCACTGGTAGCTCGAGCATCTAACGTATATGGTAGGGCAGCTAGGTTTGCCGGAATAGCTAGGGCTCAGTATAAACTGCTTGAGGGTAAATATAAAAAGGTTTATAAAGCCAGTAGGGTTGGTAAAAATGAGGCCGAAAGAGAAGCAAGCGCTATTGCAGCAGCAGAAAAAGAATACATGGCTTTGACCGCTGTAGAGGCAGTAGTCCAATTGGCAGAATCCATGGAAGCAGCTGCAAGAATATCTTCTGAGTCAGCAAGAAAACTAATGGACAAAGTCCAAACTATGCAGGTCGCAACTTCAAGAGAGGATAAGGGCTTTTTCTCTGAAAAAGATTTCAGCACCTTTTAGGGCAATATATGTACGTGGGTCATTACAAATCAGTTTCTTCTAATAAAGAATTTTATTCTCAAAAAAGATCTACTCTGGATTTTCCAACACAAGTTCAGGTTAATTCAGATAGATACTTGCTACAATCTACCTACGTGGTTCCTTCAGATTCAATATACAAAAGAATGTGTGACAGAGCAGATCAATTAGGAATACCAAAAGATGTACAAGTTAACTGAAGATCAATTTGTAAAAATGAAATATGATATAGAAGTTCTTATTTCATTCTGTTCTGATTCAAACAGGAATTTTATTCCTACTTCGGAACTTTTAGACCTAGTGCTTGACATATACTCAAATCTAATGAGAATCAAAGATGAATGTTGAAGTATTTTGTGATGGGGCTTCTAGGGGTCAAGGTCAAAAAAAGTTTGGTGAAGCATCTTGTGCAGCTGTAGTCTATAAAAATAGAAGAAAAGTAGCTCAGTTTGCTAGAGGCTTAGGTCCAAGAACAAATAACGAAGCTGAGTATGAAGCTGTTATAGCAGCTTTATTAATATGTTCTATGTCTGATCTTGTTGATCCAATTATTTATACTGATTCTGCGGTTGTTGCAAATCAAATTAATGGAAAATGGAAATGCAAGAACAGTTCTCTTATGCCATTATTGATGACCATTGAGGATATAGGATCTGAATATAATTTCAGAGTTGTTCAGGTTGAAAGAGGCTTTGTTTGGGAAGCAGATGCTTTAGCTAATGAATTCCTAGATCAATTAGATATTAGAAGAACAAGAAATCTAGACAGATAAGTGGTAATATAAACAATATGCAAAAGACATACAGAAAAGAAATGCCGATAATTGTTGGTCTTGCTGGTAAAGCTGGCAGTGGAAAGACATCTGTTGCAGAATACTTTGTTCCAAAAGGGGCAATTGATTCTAAAATCTATGGAACTAAGTGGGACCATATATTTTATGCACTTCCTTTATACGAACTTGCTTCGATCAAGAAATCGATTAAAGGTGTTAACGAAGAAGATAGACAATTGTATGCTATTCATGAAACATTATTTGATATCTATGGTGGTTCTGCTCTTGGTTTGGTTCCCAGTTATGACAACCTAGTTTCTAGGGTTAAAGACATATACTCTATGCCAATAGAGCCTAATGGCATAAAGCCAAGAACATTTCTCCAAAAAGCTGGAGATATATGTAGAAAAGATTATGAAGACTGCTTTGCAAAATGGGGCGTTGCGAAGTGCGTGAAACTGTATCAACAGTATCGCAAATCCATTGTAGAGGATGAAGAAGAGCTCCCCTTTGTTGTCTTTATATCTGATGTTAGATTTTTTAATGAGGCAGAAAGAATACTAAAACAACCCAATGGAATAGTCGTTTGTTTTGATGCAGACCAGTCTACTTTAGATAATAGAATTCTAAAGAGAGATGGTAAGCTCATGTCTCAAGAGCAGACGAGTCATAGATCAGAACAAGAAATCGACTTGATCAAAGAGATGGCTTCATATATAATTAGAACTGATAATATGTCCATAGAAGAACAAGCGATGGAAACTATTAAAACAATAGGTATTTTGAAAGAACAAAATGCCTAAAATATCAAAAAATGCATTTGAGCAGTCAATAGAATCCCCAATAGAACAGGTAGTTAATTTAATGGCACAAGAGATATCTATATCAACAAACCCAGTGTTTATATGTGGAGTTAATCGTAAAATTAATATAGGAAACTTTGAAAATATAGATGTGTATGCAGGGGTAACCATTCCTTTGTCTAACGTTGATCCGTTAGATAGGGAGGCATTAGCTGAGGCTATTAAACTAGCTGCAGCAGATGGTTTCGCTATGGTTTCAAAAGAAACTGGAGAGAGATATACTTTAATTAAAGAATCTCAGCAGGGTAAGTAGCTCCTGAGTTTGCGCACGGTAAATATTTACTATATTATATACAATGAATTAATTCAATTATTTAAATAGAGGTAAAAATGATTAACAAGTTAGCTAACAAATGGGCTTCTTTAATCTTAAAGTTTAAGAAAAAGAATGCTTCTACTGTACAAGAAAAAGTCATTAATTCAGTTATTAGCAAGGTTGCCGAAGACATTAAAGATGTTGCTGAGGTAGCAAATGAGGCTGTAGAAAACATTGTTGATACTACAGTTAAAGAAACTAAAAAAGTAGCAAAGGCAGTTGAAAGCAAAGTGCCAAAGGCTGCTAAAAAGCCAGCAGCGAAACAAGAATCAACTGAGCCAAAGCCAAAAGGTAGACCTAAGAAAAAAAGCTAAATAATTTAAAGACCTCCTTCAACTTAAGGGTTTAAGGAGGTCTTTTTTTTATTACTATATACCTTATGTCTACAGCCAAATTCCGTAAAGTGTCTAAGGAGGGCGTAAAGCCAAAGGTAAAACCAAATGCCAGCGAAAAAAAAGATGACAGCATATCAAAAAAAGATTAAAACTGTTATGGGAGAATTTGGAAAAGGAACTCTTCATTCTGGAAAAGGTGGTCCTGTTGTTAAAAACAGAAAACAAGCAATAGCCATTGCTATCTCAACAGCAAAAAAGAAAAAGAGAAAGTAATGCAAACTACAAAAAAAATATATATTAGTGGACCAAGAATGGGAACTAATAATTATATGAATGGAATAGAATTAAAAAACACCAAAGCAAAAAGAAAAAATCGTTCTAAAAGGAAAAAGTAATGGCAGCAAAAAAGGATTCCAGATTAAAAAGTGCTGGTGTCTCTGGTTATAATAAGCCAAAGAGAACACCAAATCACCCAACTAAGTCTCATGTAGTAGTTGCTAAATCAGGATCGCAGGTTAAGACTATTCGTTTTGGTCAACAGGGTGTTAAAACAAACCAAACTGTTGGACAAAGAAAAGCTTTTGCATCGCGCCATTCAAAGAACATTTCTAAAGGTAAAATGTCCGCCGCCTATTGGGCCAATAGGGTAAAGTGGAGCCCAAGTAAAACAAAGTCTTCCTCCAAAAAATGGATTAAGGGATCATAAAATGGAAGCTATTATTGTGGCAGTTATTGCTGCCGTCGGGGCCGTAATTGCATCTTTAGTCCAAAAAGGAAGAGCAGAGAATAAGGCGGATCACAACCAAGTATCAAACATGATTTTGAATGTTAAAGATGATATAATTAACTTACATCATAAAATTGATCATGTTGATGAGCAAGTTTATAAGGTTGACGACAAGCTAGATGGCCATATATCTTGGCATATGAAAAAAATAAATAAAGAAAAAACTTCTAAAAAAGGAGAGTAAAATGCCAAAAGTAGGAAATAAAATGTTTGCCTATACAAAGGCTGGCGAAAAGAAAGCCAAAGCATACGCTAAAAAAACAGGTAAAAAGATGACAAAAAAATCATCAAATAAGAAGATGGGATATTAATTATGACTTATGGTATGAAGAAGGATAAAATGGCAATGAAGAAGAGCGCACCAAAAAAGGGTGCAATGAAGAAAGGTGCTGCAAAGACAAATGGTCTTACAACTGCCCAAAAGAAGCTTCCTCCATTTATTCAAAAAGCAATTATGAACAAGAAGAAGAAGGGCAAGTAATATTGGCAGCCAAGAAGGATAAGAAGTGGATCCAGGGAGCAATTAAGCGACCAGGCGCATTCACTGCTAAAGCTAAGAAAGCTGGTAAATCAGTTGCTGGAATGGCATCTGCTGTTACCAAGAACCCTAGCAGGTATAGTCCAACTACTGTTCGTCAAGCCAACTTGGCTAAGACTCTTAGGAAAATTTCAGCTAAAAGAAAGAAGAAGTAAAATGGCAAAAGTAAACAAGCCAACTAAGCCAGCACTTTGGTCTTCAGCAAAGTCCCAGGCAAGAGCTAAATTTGACGTATATCCTTCAGCCTACGCTAATGCTTGGGCAGTAAAGAAGTATAAGTCAATGGGCGGTGGATGGAGAACTACATCTACTAAGAAATCTAAGAAGAAGTAAAGTAATGCCTGGCCCAAAGGGTGTCGGACTTACTAAATGGTTTAACCAAAAATGGGTTAACATTGGAGCGCCTAAGAAAAAGGGCAAGTTCCAACCATGCGGTACCTCTGGAGCTGGAGGGTCAGGCTATGCGAAATGTGTTCCTGCAGCAAAAGCTAAGTCTATGTCAGCATCGCAAAGAAAAAGCGCAGTTCAAAGAAAAAGAAGATCTGGAACCCCGACAAAAGGAGTCAAGGGTCAAGCTCCAAAGAATGTGGCAACTTTTAGTAAAAAGAAAAAATAATGTTTGAAGAAACAGAAGAATCTTTTAGTGGCTTTATGCCAATGATAAATCAGATTCATTTAACAAAAGAAACCTCGATGATAAATACTGAGGGAGAGCTTGTGATGGCACATACTCTTACGATAACGTCAAAAGACGGTACAAGTCATGTTTATAGTATATATAACAATGACTTGATGCGTCTCTTTTTTTTAATTAATAAAGTAATGAGCTTTGATTAATATGTTGATAGCATTCATTTTACTTATTACAGTGATGTATATATCTCTCTTAATAAAGAGATAATTCTGCGACTGCGTATGCTATAATATTCCTTCTATTACAGAAGGAACCAGATGACGTACGATATAAAAAAGCCTTTTCATAAGCACTTGATGTTAAGAGCAAAAATTAACAATGCACCAAAATCTCCCATGCAAGTTATTGACTGGTTGGAACAGTTCGTAGACTCATTGAATATGAAGATACTACAAGGTCCATTCTCTTCATATGTAAATCAAATTGGCAATAGAGGTTCAACTGCAGTAGTGATGATAGAAACATCACATATAGCGTTTCATGTTTGGGATGAACAATATCCAGCACTTTTACAGTTTGATGTTTATACTTGTGGTGCACTTGATTCTAAAAAGGTTATAGAAGATTTAGATAAGTTTTTTAACTTCTATTCGTATGATTATCTATTCTATGATAGAGAAAATGGATTTGAACTTATTGAAAAAGGCACTTCTTTGTGAGCGAAACTGTTTGGACATGGCTTCTATTTTTTATGGGACTAATTGGTGCTAGTGGGATGTATTTTATTGGAAACAAAAAATGGTATGGTCATTTAATAGTTTCACTACATTCTATTCCTTGGTTTGTCTATTCTCTTATATTTAATAAGCCAGGATTTTTAGCATTGTGGTTTCTATGGCAGTGTGTAAACTGCATAAATATGTGGAAATGGCGAAAAGACAGTGCACAATAAAAAAGTCGTAGTATTTGGTGCTGGTGGAATTATTGGTCAGCATATGATCATCAATCAACCTAACAATCTAGATGCAATTTATACTAGAAGATCAAGAGAGTCCTTTGAAGTTTGGATTGACTTTGATATTAATAGGCAAAATGTTAATCACTTCTTAGATAGATTCAACCCAAATGTTATTGTTAATTTGGCTGGAGAAAATACCGTAGACAAAGTTGAATTAGATCCTAATAAATATTATGATTCAAATGTAACTCTACCAGTGAACATTTGTAAGTGGGCTGCTAACAATAAAGCGGATGTAGTTCAGGTAAGTACGCAAGGAATTTTTAGTGGAGATAATCCTCCATACAATCCATGCTCTTTGCCAGACCCAATTACATTTTATGGGAGACAAAAAGCTTTAGCTGAAACACTTGTACTGCAATATAAAAATGCCAAAGTTGTTAGGTCGACATTTGTTTTGGGCACTAGACCATTTCAAAATGTTGGAAGAAAAAATCCACTAGAAATGATTTTTGAGACAACTAATCAAAAACAGGTAGACGATAGATATTTCTCCCCAGTCTTTGCCTTTGATGTAGCAGACGTTCTTTGGGATATAGTAGAAAACTTTAGTGAGTATAATGATAAAATATTTCACCTAGGAAATCCCATTACTTGCTCTAGATTTTCAATAGCTAAAGATATCCAATCATTTATAGAAGAGGATATAATAGTGGAACCAGCTTCTTATCTAGATTTTCCAAATCATATAAAAAGACCAGCTGATACATCATGGGAAAGTGGACAATCTATTTATAAAACAGAATACGCAGACGGATTAAAAAGATCTTACTTAGAATGGAAGAAAGCTAAAAAATGAATTTAGATATACAGTCAGCACACATAGCAGAATTTTTAGGTATTCAAGAGAGCGAAGCTAGAAATAGATTATCTTTAGGCTTTCACGCAAACCATGCCATGGTTGCAGAAGATTTTAAATCAAACAATACAGATACTAATAATCCAGATTCACTACTTAATTGGTATAGGAATACCACCGCATATATTTGGGAGCTATCTACTTACCATTTAGACAATGGCTTTAATTATTCTGGAATGTGCGAAGGAATATCTTTAGGATTATTTCATACTGATAGAAAAAATGTCCTAAACATAGGAGATGGAATTGGAACCCTTAGTTTAGCTATGGCTAAAAAACAAATTAATGTTACATACCACGATCTAGAAAATAGTAAAACGGCAAGTTTTGCACAGTTTAGATTCTCTAAAAATCCTGAGTTAAAAATATCGACTCTATTTACAGACAATTTCATGCCCAAGTTAGGTACCAATCAGTTTGATGCAGTGGTAGCACTTGATTTCTTAGAGCATGTTATCAATGTTGAAGAATGGTGTGTTGCTGTTTTTAAATGTTTAAAAAAGAATGGTGCGTTTATAGCACAAAATGCTTTTGGTATTGGTGATGCAGAGCATGGTGATTCTATACCAATGCATCTTTCAATAAATAATAAGTATGAGACAGAATGGATCCCCACTATGCAGAAGATAGGTTTTGTTCTTCATGATAATGGTCAATGGTGGATTAAGCCATGAGAATAGATATGGGTATTGCGAGTTATAATAACCCGCATAAGTTAGATCAATGTATAAGATTAATTAGGCAGAATTCACAATCGGACTGGAGACTTTTAGTTGTTGATAATAATTCTCCAGATTCAGAAGTTAGACCAGTTATAGAAAAACACGCAGCAGAAGACAATAGAATTATTCCTTTATTTTTAGAGGAGAATCTTAGATATCCAGGAGCTGTTAATACAATATTGGAATGGGCAGAAACTAACAACGTTGCCTACATAGACAACGATGCATATATACATACTCCAGGTTGGGACCTAAAGTTAGCATCTTATTTGGAATCTAATCACGAAGTTGCTATGGCATTTCCAAATGGCGGAGCATATCCAATTCAAAGACCAAGATATACAGAAATACTTTGGGGAGTTGGATTCTGCTGGATGCTAAATAGGCAAAGATATAAAGAAATTGGTGGTTTTGATACAGAGATAGGTCACCAAGAAGAGGTCGATTATCAAACAAGAATTAGACTTGGTGGTTGGAGAATAGTTGCTGACTCATCTGTTTTAGTTCACCATGATGCCAGCAGCACTAGGGATCCTGCATCTCAAGAAAGAATTAATCAAGGTGTTGTCAATTGGGTTAACAAATGGAATAGATACTATGTAGGTCCACATGTAACTTACCACAGCCCTAATGTAACACGATTTGAAGATTGGACTGCCATATATATGGAAGAATGGTACCAACTTCAACCAGAACTTCAGGGATTAAATGATAATCCAGAGACTCTATTTATAGCTGGATTAGGAAGAGAAGTTGATTTAATAAAAGTTCCAAGATGGCAACATCTTTATAGAGGAAGAGTAATTTAATGGGCGCAAAAGTACAAGAACTCTGCATAGCAAATGCATATTTAGTGGAGCCGCAAAAATTTGGCGATGATAGGGGATTCTTTACTGAGTCTTATAGAAGAGATTGGATACCAGGAGCCAGAGAAGTCATTCAAACAAATAGGTCTTCTAAATCAGCTGGTGCACTAGCAGGTTTTCACTATCATCTGCATCAATCAGATTACTGGTATGTTCCATACGGAGAAGCAAGAGCTATTCTTTACGATTTAAGAATAGGTTCTCCAACAGAAGGGGAGATCTATTCTATAGATTTAACTGGAGATAATAATCTTGGGTTATATATTCCACCAGGAGTTGCCCATGGTTTTTCTGCTACTACTGACATGATATTGACTTATCTAGTAGACAACTATTATAATCAAGCAGATGAATTGGGAGTTGCGTGGGATGATCCAAAAATAAACGCTGATTGGTCTGTTCAAAATCCAATTTTATCTACAAGAGATAATACAAATCCATATCTAAAAGATATCGAACTACTCAAGATGCCATTCTGGCCACTAAGAACTTAGGAAAAATGAGATTAGAAACAATTCCCCAAGGTGAGGGAACTAAAGTTGTAATAGGTACAAGAACATACCTTGGACCTGATTGGACTCATATAGATATAGATCCAACTCCTTTGTATGATCACGTAAATAGAAGATATGTTCCAGTAGATGTTGTTTGTGATGCTAGAAAAATAAATCTTCCAGATGGGTATGCTGATATAGTTTACAATTCAGAATGTCTGGAACACTTTCCATGGAAAGAATATCAAAGCGTTCTTGCTGAATGGTGCAGAATAGTTAAGCCAGGTGGAATGATTAGGATTGAAGTACCAGATTTTTTGCTTGCTTGTCAGCAAATACTTAGTTGGGACTCTTTAGAGGGAGACAGAAGAATGCAGCAGATTTTTTTTGCTGAACAGCTTAATCCTTTTGATTTTCATTTTGTAGGCCTAACTCATAGAATGTTGGAAGATGATTTTAAAAATATGGGTTTTGAGATTATTGATATTCAAAGAGGAGATGAATGGGGTTGGCTGAAAGTAGATGCCAAAAAGCCATTGTAGTATGAATAACAATTTTCTTTGTCACATAATTAGAGACTTATTTATAAATAGATCTAATATAGTTATATATGGAGATTTATATAAATCTTCTGAACTAAGAAGCATTATGGCAAACAGTGAACACTCTATGGGTAGCTTTATATTGCACACTGAAAGAAACAGTCAGCAGCATATTGATGGAATAGCTTACTGGGAAATAGGATTGAACGCTCCATACATGGGGTATAATTATGCTGATCTATTTATATCTGTAGACTATAATCCAGAATTATCTAATAATAATTATAAATTTATAGGAGAACAGATCAGGGGTATACTTAGGTCTGGCGGACATACGTTTATTGTTAATCCTGGTAAATGGGCTTCTTGTATTAATTCCTATCTTGACTTAAATGAATCTTTAACAAGAGAGGCAAAAAAATATTCTATGTTTTCTAATGAAGAAGTTTTTATATATGAAAATATTTGATTGTTTTACATATTTCAATGAATATGAAATTCTCAAGCTAAGGCTTGAAGAACTTGGTGATCATGTAGATTATTTTGTAATCGTAGAGGCGTCTCAAACTTTTACGGGAAAAAATAAACCATTTTATCTAGACAATATTTTAGAAGATATATCTAAATGGTATGAAAAAATTATTATACATAGAGTTTTTCTTGATCAAGAAAACCTTTCTTCGTGGGATAGGGAATACTTGCAAAGAAATTCTATACTTGGTGCGTTAAATAACCTAGATATATATGATAATGACCTAATCATCATTTCAGATGTGGATGAAATATGGAATACTAAAACAGTATCTAGCCTTAAAATAGATTATATTCCAGTGAGATTAGATGTAAATCAATACTTTTGGAATTATCATTGGCAAGTACCTCAACACTGTAATCAGGGAGCAAGACCTGTGGTTTGCAAAAAACAACACATCTTATCCAAGACTCCTCAAGAATTAAGGTCGATGCAGCTGCCATTGATCCCTAATGGGGGATGGCATTTTTCATTCTTTGGGGAAGAAGATAATATTAAAAATAAAATAGAATCTTTTGCTCATACAGAATATGATAAAGAAGAGTTTAAATCTTATGAATCAATAATGAATAGAATTAAATATGGAATTGACCCATTTGATAGATTTCCGCTAAAATATCAAGAAATAGATCACACATATCCTGAAACTGTCTTAAAAAATATTCATAATTTGATTACTATAGATGTCAAGTTACCCAGTTTCCAAGGAGAATAAATGGAACACCCAGTACAAAAAATGGTTATACCAAAAGAACTACAAAATGTAGAGAATGGCAAGCTAAAACCTAATCAATTAGCTAAAGTAAAATGTGGTGGTCAGATGTGGGTTAAAGCAGCAAACGCTTTTAATGCACTATATGACGAAGCAGTAAAGGCTGGTCATAAGCTTCAGAATATTGGCGACTATCGTCCATTTGAGGCACAGCTTTCAATGTTTATGTCTCGCTATGATGACAAAAAGACTAAGCGTAGTCCAGAAATTACTCGTACCTACCAGGGTAAGACATGGTATCTTAAGGAAGGCATGAGTCCTTCTGGCACTCCCGGCACGTCAAATCATGGTCTTGGTCTTGCAATAGATCTCAATATGCAGGATACAAAGAGATATAAGTGGATGTGTGAGAACGCTCCTAGATATGGTTTCTATTTGCAGGGAGCTCCCACTAAAGCAGATGGCAAGCCCAACCCAGAGTATGAGGCATGGCACTGGCAGTATTGCCTAGGTGATAAACAGCCACAAGCTTTTGCGGGTGGTGCACCAGCTGCAGGAGAAGTTGCAGAAGTTCCAATGAGAGATAAGCTTAATGTTGGTTCTACTGGGGAAGATGTCAAAAGACTTCAAGCGGCTTTGAAAAAGGCTGGCTTCTATGCAGGTGAAGCAACTGGTACTTACGATGCAGCAACTGGAGAAGCTGTACGTAAGCTCAAAGGAGTTAATGGTTTGAATAATGATACTATTGCTGGTGCAAAAGTATTTGCTATTCTTGATCTAGACTAAACCAGGAAGAACTTATTGACACTAGTAGACACTCGTGAGTAACATCATGTGATATAATAACTAGTACGGAGGCCGGCGCTGAGCCCCAGCAGAAATGAATCTGCTGGGGCTTTTCTCTTTGTGTCATAGCAATATATTTCAGTTTGCTCATTACTATAAGATATGACTACCTAGAGGGATAAAAATGCGAATCAAACTACAAAAAGGTTCCTGGATTCTTGGCGTACTCTTTTTTATTGGTATTATTTTTCCAAATTTTTCTGCTTCTGCTCAAGTCGAACCAGGACTTAATGTAACCGTTTACAACAACTTTGGCTACAACAATTCGCCTCCACTCCCCACGGTCACCGGTCGTCCGGTCGTTGGAACCACCACTCTCACTCAGATTAATCAGAGCTTTGACAGTGCACCGCTGTTCAACATGTATGAAGACTTTATTGTTAAGTATGAAGGTCACATAACCCTGCCCGTGACTGGCTCGTTTAGGTTCTTGCCCGCTGCGGATGACGGAAGCAAACTCTATATAGACAATGTTTTGATAGACAACAACTGGTTTGACAAGGGCGGCTGGGGCAACCCGTCACAGTACGTTTCTTTTACCGCTGGAGTTTCCAAGCCAATCACATATTGGTATTACGAAAATGGTGGCGGAGCCAATACGACTCTCTACTGGGATATAGGTTCGGGATGGCAGGTAGTTCCCGCCTCTGCTTTTACAAAGACTGTCGTTGTGCCAACCACGACTACTACCAGTACTACAACTACAACGATAGCGCCATACTTTAACTCTGTTCAAAATCTCACAGCAGTGGCAGACAACGATGGAAATGTTGTTTTGAGTTGGAACGCCCCAACACCAAGCAACACTGCCCCATATATGTACAACATTTTGTTTTATGACCTCGTTGATGGGGTAGAAGCTGGTGGTTGGGGAGTGTGGACATACGCCGTAAATACTTCATACAGCCTCGGCCCATGGATGTGGCCTGGAACAACTGGATACGGACCAGTGAGATTTAAGATTCAGGCAGGGACAGCCCCATGCGTCGGAGAGGGTGCTGGGTCCTGTATGTACGGACCCCAGGCAACTGTTGATGCCGTGGTGATTGATCCTACTCCGCCCACTACTACCACTACAACAACTACAACGACTACTACTATTCCTCAAACCACCAGTACAACAATATTGTTATCGCCAAGCACGGTAGAGCAAACAACCACGGTACCAGAAACCACGGTGCAACAAACCACGACAACATCTACAACAACCTCCACAACGACTATTCCAAACACTACCACTACACTGATTATTACACCAAGTTTAACGACAACAACATTGTCAAGTACAACGACAACAACAACAACACTACCAATCCCAACAACAATACCAACAACGACAACTATTCCTGAAATTACAGAAACTATAACAACAGAAGAAGCTGTTGATTTGGCTACAAATAAAGATGTTTTGCAAGAAATAACGCAAGAACAAGCCACACAGGTTTTTCAATCAATTGATACTTCAGATATAACAGAAGAAGAAAAAACTCAAAT